GAACGAAGCAAATTACGTCCGTAAATGTGGTGGCATCATCATCCGCATAAAAAAACCTCAACAAATTTCTTCCGATTCTCACGAATCTGAACTAAACCAGTACGACATCGTAGCAGACTACGAGGTGGTTAACGGAGGCACCATCGAAGACCTTCACAAAAAAATACTAGATATACTAAAATGATTAAGAAAGACTTACCAATGGCCGAGTACCGTGCAATGGCAGGACTCAGCAAACATGAACTGGACAACTTTGCGGTTGCGCCAAGCTATTACATTCACCGAAAGGGGCAAGAGTGGAAGCCATCTCGCTCCATGGAGTTGGGCACACTCATCCACTCACTTGTACTAGAGAATCGTATAGATTATGCCGTAGGGCCAAACGTGGACAAACGCACCAAGGACGGTAAAGCCGAGTGGGCTGGGTTTTGCTATGAGAATGTAGGCAAGACGATCATCACGCAGGATGAAGAGACAGTGATCCTCGGTTGCAAGGCAGCATGTGAACCATTGCTGGAAAAGGTTAAATATGATGCTAGCGGTATTGAGAACAGCATGTTTTGGGAACGCTCTGGCATTCAATGCAAGGGCCGTCCAGATTTGATCGGTGAGGTTAACGGTGAACTTGCTATTGTTGATCTTAAAACCACCAACGATATTCGCTCGTTTGATTCCAAGTTCTTTGCATTCCGATATGACGTGCAGGCTGCTTGGTATCAGCGCGGATTGCGCGAAAGCATTGGTTCAGGCGTGGAAGCAGCATTTTGGTTCCTTGTAGTGGACACCGAGGCTCCACACCTGTGCCAGTTAATGAAAGCCTCTACGGGGCTGCTAAAGCAGGCAAATGACCGTATCAATGAAGAGTTGGAGCATTTCATCGCTTGTGTTGAATCGGACATTTGGCCTGGACTGCCTGAGTTTAAGGTAATCCTTCCAAGAACTTGGTAATGCCTAGAATTCTCAAAGCATGGGTAGTGCTTAGGCGCACCGAGGTGATTGACGAGAGTGCGAAACTACCTCGGCCAAAGCTAACACAAGAGGTAATTGTCATTGGTGACAAGACAACGTGCATGGAAATATTGGAAGAGCAGTCCGAACTTTCAAGCAATCAATCCACGGACATCATACGAGTTGATCTTGTGTGTGTGCCATATAGAGGACAAAAAACAGTAACATCAACTAGAAAAGATAATGGAAAAAGAATTACAAAACCTAAGGCTTGAGGTGGAGCGATTGAGAAAAGAACTGGCAGATCTCAAAAAGGCAATTGTTAAAGGTGCGCTATGTCAAAAATAGGCATACTCGTAGTTTCACTTGAGATGCCTGCCAGCCAGATCATCGACAGGCTTGTGGCAAAGCTTGGAAACGTGCCTCTCCGCGCTCTTGCGGAGGGGCTGGATACTCAAGCTCATGTTGCTGGTGTGCAGAAAGCAATTAACATAATCAGCAACAACAACCTAGTGGTACGGGATGATTTGTATGATATTGCTTCTATCGTGGCTACTGCTAGGGCTATGGCTAAGTCACCTATCGGACTAAAGGTCTTGCTAGTTGACTACATCCAGCTAGTGCGCTGCGAGCTAGGCCGTGAAGGAACTCGCGAGCGTGAGGTTGCAGAGGTGTCACGCTCGCTGCGCTTGCTTGGCTTAGAACTCAGTTGCTTGGTCATCGGTATTACCCAGCTTAACGAGCAGGGCAAAGCCCGTGAATCGCGAGCCATCCAGCAAGATGCTACTTGTATTCTTGCTATCAAACTCGATGAAGATGCTGGTGAACTCCGAACGATCAGCATACCCTATCAACGCAACGGCCCTTGTGGCGTAGAGACCAACCTAAGATTCAATGGCAGAACAGCCTCCTTCCTTAACGCTTGAGCAAGAAAATAAGTTGCTGAAAGACTTGATCAAGCAACTCTATCTATCGCACACTACTGATCAGTGGATGGTAATGCATGCCAAACTCAAGGCCATGGGCATTATTGAACCTGGCACTAAACCTAAAGTAAAATTAAAGAAATGAACTTGATGAACGGTCAACCAGTGTACAGCAGGCGCAGTCTTGCTCCGCTGGTTAAGTATAGTGGCTTTGATTACGAAGACTTTCGTGAAACTATAAAACGTGCCAAGGAACGCGGTCAGATTGTAGATGGGCCACCATCAGAACTTACACCGTATAAGTCACGCACCAACAAAAGTAAGGTAGAGACTCGCTCTTGTCATGTTTGTCAGGGTAAGTTTGAGTGCAAAATTTCTAGCGTAGCTAAAGGTTGCTCACCAGCATGCACAACAGAACTGCGCTCCCGTGCCGCTAAGGCGCGTGTTACTCGGCCACTATGTCCTGTGTGTGGACTGGAGCGCCTTAAAGGGCCAGATGCAAAGGCATGTTCTGTAAAGTGCATTCAACAGCTTAAACCACCAACACTGCCAATGTGTCCAGTGTGTAATACAAATCGTCTTAGAGATCGTGATAGACGCACCTGTTCTGCACAATGTGCAATGATATTCAAATATGAAAAAGCCAAAGCCAAAGCGTAAACAGACTTATCGCTCACCTGAATCGCGTGCTAGGCAGCTTGCTGGACTCTCTGGCGTGCGGATTGAGGATCATGTAATGGGCACTGGAATTCAAAAAATCAATGGCGCTGGCCCCCTAGCCAGCGTCAGTGAAGATGTGCGAAAGCAGATCATCGATCTGTACTGCAAAGGCATGAGCCTGCGTGCTATCGAGGAAATTACTGGCTTAAGTCGCCAAGTGTGCATGGAGGTTAAACAGACTGCACTCGATCACGATTCACAGTTTCGCAATGCCATGTTCAAAGTTAACCTGCGTGGCAAGCTTCAAAGCGTAGTCGAGTCTGCTGCTGACCGTGTGGCTGAACTCATGCCCGAGATGTCAGCTAAGGACAGCGTCCTAGCGTTGGGCATCGCATTTGATAAGGTGATGTCAATGGACAAGAACAACGGTCCTGACACGCTGCATCAGCATATACACATGCATGCACCTGCCGAACTTAACAACGCCTTTATGGCAGCACTTAAACCTAAAGATGAGTAAGCATAGAGTAACAAATGCTGTTGGTACACTCTGCGAGATGATGAGTGAGACTGATTGCAACGAGTGGGTAATGGAAGTTGGACTAAGCGGTTCAGAACATGATGGTGCCAGGTTTCTCATACATATACTGCGGCAGTGTCCAGAAGCAGCAGTGCAGGATGAATATGAGGAGGAAGAGGAATAGGTAATTCAGATTTCAAATTTCAAATTCACAAATGCAAATTTCAAATTCAAATTTTAAAAACGCAAATAGGAGATTTGGTGATTTAATACAAGTGCGCTACGTGCAAACTTAGGGCAAAGCCTAAGGCAAAGCCTATGGCAATTTTTACCTAGTAAAAATAGGTTAATGCACCAGGACAGCACGCTAAAAAACACAAAAAAACGCTATACAACTGGAGCACGGGCGCCGATAACAGAGACAGGCCGGTGCCGTCGCACTGGTTTAGGGGACGCCCCCGAAGGTAGTCCGTACCGAACCATAAACACGGCGAGAGGGTAAGGGCCTAATTTGTAAAATGATGAATCCGAACAACTTCCCGATTTGGGAACAAGTAGAGGCACAATTGCAATGCGATGATTGCGAAGGGTTTTGTCTAAGCTGCGGCGCGGAAGCTTTTGGTATTGAGCCGGATGCGGCGAAATATACGTGCGGAAGCTGTGGTGCTCGCGAAGTGTATGGAACTCACAACGTGCTCATCATGAGAGCATTTAAAGGGGGGCGAGAATAATGAAAATCAACGAGTTGGAAAACGCAGTTGGGGGACTCTCTCAAACTGGCAAAATGCCGTGTCCCTCTTGGAGCATTAGCGCAAAACATTGCCGTGTAGGCTCTAAGCTGGCGAAGGTTCAGGGCTCAATTTGTGAGGGTTGCTATGCATTAAAAGGGATGTACGCATTTAGAAACGTGCAAGATGCTCTTGAGCGGAGACTTGCGTGCTTTTTAGCAGACTCAACAACGTGGGCTTGCAACATGGCAGAACTTATTAAGCGCAAGGGTCTTGCGTTTTTTCGTTGGTTTGATTCAGGGGATCTGCAGTCCCTTGAAATGCTCGAAGCCATTGTGCACGTTGCGCTTAGCGTGCCAGACTGTGTGTTTTGGTTGCCGACTAAGGAGTATGGCATTGTATCGCAATGGATTAAAACAAATGGGGAGTTTCCGGAAAATTTAACCGTGCGTCTCAGTGCTTACAAACGAGACACAGCCGCCCCAACACCACAAGCTCTCCGGCACCTGCCAAGCTCTATCGTCACGGATCACGCTGCGCCATTAGGCCACCCTTGCCCTAGTAAAGACCGGGGCAACAAATGCGGCGACTGTCGCGCTTGCTGGGATAGGTCCGTCCCTGTCGTCTCCTATTTTTGGCACTAACAGCAACAAATCATCAACAAACAACAAAATGAAAATCTACAACATCATCACAATCAGCACCTACATCCCTAGTCGTAACGCGTACCATGAGAGCACCTTATGGTTGCGTAGACCATACAAACTAACGTACATTGGAGCGCAACGGATCATCCGCAAACACGGAGAGATTGGGCTTGTAACCCGCATTGAGACAGCGATTTGCGCCTAATATGAATATAACAAACATTGACCTCCCAGCACTAGCAGAGGCTGCTGCTTATCGTGAGCTCGGTTGGCAAGTAGCGTTGGCGCTTGTGGTGATTGTGGCGTTGGTAGTTTGGGCTAAAAAAGAGGGAGCATGGGGATGAGTGAGCTAGTCTATAGTGCTATTATGTTTCCCTTATTTGTGGCGGTGGTGTATTGGTTGCGACACTAAACAAGGCAAGGCAAGGGCCCGCTCGGAGCAATCTGGGCGGGCTTTTTTGCGTAGTGGTATGGGAGTGGGCAGGCTGCAAAAAACGGCGCAAACGGGAGTGTAAAGAAATTGAACACATTGGATGGGAATGCATTTCCGCAGCCGCTTTGACCAATTAACAGAGCAAACCTACGCTAATTCACTACAAAACACGCCCAAACACGCCAACAAACTAGGCAAACCCTGCCGATTTGCACTGTTAATAACACAATACAACACATGTAATATGGAATTGAGGGGTAAAAAGTGCCATTTCCTAGCATGGGGGGAGGGGGTTGAAATCTGTGCGCTGGTGCCGTTGTAGACGCATCCCCCCATCTAAAAATTTTTCGCGCAACTGGCCGCCGCTCTTTGTGTTGCTACCCTGGCTACTGCTGCCACTTGACTACTGTGGCACATGTTGCTACAGATGTGAGCGGGATGTGAAAAGCGAGTAGCGCGAGCATATTGCTCCTCTGTGGGTCACTGAAATCGTTATCTTTGGTTGAGCTAGCGAGAATAGGTGGCTACAGGGCCGATTTACTGTGTAGATTGGGCGCTATTTTTCCTTATTGAGACACATTCTCAATAGTCGTCTGACTTTAAAGCGTATGAAATACAATGTTAACGAGAGTGCTGTTAAGTTGCGTGACGGTGCTGCGTATAATTTGAGCAACTATGTTAAGGGCGTTGATTATGTCGAGCGCAAGTGCTTCAAGACGTTTAAAAACATGTTTAGGTGCGATATACTTGGAGTAAGTGTGATTGATCCAAGTAGGGTTGAACATAAACAAGACGCACAACCTGTCAGTGTGGCTACTGCTGCCACAGAGGAAACGGCCCAAGAATGGCCTATAATGACGCTAGACACGCCTAAAACAACAGCTTTGGATGGCTTGTTTCCCGAGCATTGCCAGGTAAAGTTGTGTAAGATTAAGAAGATACACGCCAACTTTAAGTGGGTCGAAACAGATAAGGGCCGCGTCTTTGTTGGCTTAAAAGGCTCTAACATGAGAGTAAACCAAGTAATTCGCGTTAAGAACGGTGAATTATATTTAAAGCGGGTTTAGTTATGTTTCAATCATAACAAGCAATTGAAAGTATATGCCATTATACTTTTAATCTCCCTAGCTAAGTGGGTGCAGCTTTGCTGCATCTAGTAGCTACATTGGCTACTGTAGCCAAAGTAAGCATCTGCTGCTCGCAGATACTTAAGTTGTTCGCTATCGCTCACCCGCTACGCTTTGCTCCGCTCTCACAGTACGAAGCGTACTGTTCACTAATACTAAAACCTATCAATTCGGTAAGGAAGACTTCGAGTGAGCATAGTACCCCCAAGACTCAGCATTACTGCCTATCTTGGGGGAATACTATACTTTTAAAACCATAACGATTCGTATAAGTTGTCGTTCTCGTTTCGCAATCACAGTCTTTGCCCATGGCTACCCGTTGAGCCTAGCATTGTCTCTATCGCGGACGACTGTGTAGCACTTGTGAGTTCTTCGACACCCACAACTTTTAATCCAGCTCAAGAGGAATAGCTGGAACCATGTCTTCACCAGTGAGTCCGTGTTTCAGGTTGTTCAGTGGGTACGCGGCAGATCTATCAATTGACCTGCAAGGGAAAGGTACTAGATTGGGCTAAATATGTCAATGGTTTCGGAAGAAAAATTGCTACAAAAGATACTTGGCTTTCCTCTTCAGGATCATCCACTTATGCCTTCTCCAGATGAGGAGCAGCGATTGCAGATGATAAAAAACGTGGGGCCAGAGGAAACGATGCGCCTGTTTTTGCTACGTGAGCAACGTATTCGTGCAGAAGTTACTGATCCGTATAGGTATGGAACGGAACTGACGGCTTGGCCTGATGCGGATGGTTTGTTAGACCGTCAGAACGAACTGCTTATTCTTGGTGGCAATCGAGCTGGTAAGACTGAGTATGCTGCCAAAAGAATTGCCCAGGCGTTTGTGGGAACTGATCTTTCTGGGAATATGCCAGCTTGGGTTCGGGAAAAGACTGGCAAGCGTGGTGTAAACATCTGGTGCTTGCACACCACTCACATGACAAGTGTGAGTATGCAACAGAACGTGTTTCATAAATACCTTCCTCAAGAATTAAAAGAAGCCAAGCGCAGCAGACACACGCAAGTAAGCTGGACGCAGAAGAACGGCTTCTCGGATAACACGGCTGTTTATAATGGTAACCAGATTTGGTTCCTTAACTACAGCCAGGACATCAAGGTTGTGGAAGGTGGTGAGGTAGACTTTGTATGGTGTGACGAACTTGTACCTGCAGATTGGCTAGAGACGCTGCGATATCGACTAGTAACGCGCAACGGTAAGCTTATCGTGACCTTCACGCCGATCCTTGGATATACGCAGGTCGTTAAGGAGTTCATCTCGACCAGCAAGATTAAGACATGGAAAGAATCTGAGTTGTTACCAAACAACAACGTGATTGGTGTACCTGCTGGCAACATGCCGTATACCGCCGAGAGTGTGTATGGTAAGCACGGCTGTATCTGGTTTCATTCAAAGTTAAATCCCTACAATAACTGGGAGCGCATGAAGCAGACGCTCAAGACCAGAAGTACCCATGACATTAAGATTCGTGCTTATGGTTGGGCAGAGCAAACTGCTGGCAGTCAATTTCCGCTTTTTGGTGACGTAAACATTTTTCATGAGCCTGTCAGTACGCTAGCAGTCTCTGGCACAAACTACATGGTAGCAGATCCAGCAGGTGCCCGAAACTGGTTCATGCTTTGGGCGCGAGTAGATGAGCATGGTATAATTTGGGTGTATCGTGAGTTTCCCGATGCCAGTTACGGTGAATGGGCTGTGCCTAGCGAGAAAGCTGATGGTAAACCTGGCCCTGCACAACGCCAAGGAGCTGGCCGTGGAGTGAATGAATATACCGAGTTAATCTGGGATCTTGAGACTCACGCTGACAAACGGGAAGAAATTGCCGAGCGATATATTGACCCTAGAAGCGCAGGCTCGGAGACTGTCAGCAAAGAAGGTGGTTTAACATTGTTAGACCTACTTGCTGATGCTACCGATCCTCTACATTTTACGCCAAGTGTAGCGGTCACGGTGGATGAGCGTGTGCTTATAATTAACGATCTTTTGTGTTATGATCGAGAAAAGCCACTTGATGCAAAAACAAATTATCCACGCTTAATGGTGCATGCTGACTGTCAAAACTTGATATACTCGCTGAGAGAATGGACAGGTGCAGATGGGCAAAAAGGTGCTACAAAAGATCCTATTGATGCCTTGGGGTATTTAGTGGTAATGCAACCCAAACACACAGATAGTGACAAGTGGAAAAAACAGTGGCAGAATGCCGCTAAGTGTGGAACTTATTAGTATATGCCAAATTCAAAGACTGATCCTTTAGCCATTGCCTCTGTTATCCCGCATGTAGGCGATTTGCTTGATGAATATAATCGCGCAATGGTAAATTCCAGTCAGGGAAATTTGGTAACTAAGTTTGATAATATCCGCTTTTCTCGGTGGCCTGGACAAACTGATGACGGCAAAAAGCATAGCGAAAACCGTCCAGAAGGTAGCCCAGCTTGGCCTTTTGAAGGTGCTTCTGACGTTCGTAACCGCTTGATTGACTCAAGTTGCAACGAACTTACCAACTTACTTGTTTCTGCGTTTGAAAAGGCCGATATACGCGCTAATCCAAACGAGTTAAATGATGCTGTAGTGTCAAGTGTAGCAACTACACTATTGCGTTGGGTTCGTGATGCTAAAATGCCTCAACAACTGCGTAAAGAGGCTGAGTTAGGCGCTCAATATGCCATGCAGTATGGCTGGAGTGCTTTTTTTGTAGGTTGGCAACAGCATATCTCCAAGCGCACACAGCCAATTAGCTTGGAAGAGATTATGCAAATGGCCCAGCAGACTGGCAGCCAGACACTGATGGAGTTGCCACAGTTGATTATGAATGCGCCTGAAGAGGCCGCTGCAATTTTAGATGCTGCTATTCCTGACCTCGGCGTGTCCGAGGCTAAGAGAATGGTCAAGGAATTGGGTGCGACTGGCAATACTTCTTATGATCAGGAGTACGTCAGTCGCAACCTCCCTGAAATCGTTGCCCTAAAGCCATGGGACGAGATTATTTTCCCTCCAGAAGTAGCTGACCTTCAGCGTGCGCGTGTTATTTTTCGTAGGACATGGATGTCCGAGGTTGAATTGCGTGAAAAAATCACGACTGAAGGCTGGAATCCAGATTGGGTTGAACGTGCGCTTCAGCAACTCGGTAAGAGTAGCACATTTTACAATATCAATCTGCTGCCAACTACGACAATGCTCGTATATAACGGCATCAACTATAACAACATGGTTGAAGTTGTTTATTGCTATACGAAGCAGATCGACGGCAATGCTCCAGCTATCTTTTATACTGTAATTTGTCCGCAAGCAGCATCAAATCGCAAAGAAGACACTGCATCTTGGGCGAAACATGAACGACTTGATTATGCCCATGGAGAGTATCCCTTTGTTGAGTTTCGCCGCGAGCAACTTAGACGTGCTATCGTGGATACCCGTGGTATTCCTGAGCTTTCCAGCACTGATCAAGATGAGATTAAAGCGCAGCATGACTCGATCCGAGATCACACAGCCTTTTCGACACTTCCACCCATCAAGGTCGTCAAAAGAATAGGATCAATTAACAAGGTTGGCCCAGGCGTTAGTTTGCCTGTAACTAACATGAACGATTATACGTTTATGGAGCCGCCTGCCCGTGAACCTACTGTGGCGTTTAACTTGATTAACCGCGTTGAAGCTAATCATGCGGCTTACTTTGGTACAGCTAACGAAGCAGTACCCCCAATTAAGACACAACTTGCCCAACAATCGTTGGTTAATTCATGGCTTACAGCATGGAGAGCAGTGTTTAGACAGATGTTCTCGTTGTGTTGCCAGTACATGTCCCCTGACGAGATTTACAAAATTACTGGGGCACAATTGCCGCAAAACATTTCTGCTATTCACGATGAATTTGACATCAATGTCAGGTTTGATGTGATGAACATGGATAAAGAATATGTTGCTCAGAAGATTCAGTTCCTAAGTCAGATTGCACAGATGGATGCTGGTGGTGTGCTTAATCGCAATCGTCTTACTGAAATGATGATTCAAGCTATTGCACCAGAAATGGCTCAGGAGCTTGTGATGAATCAAGCACAGGCATCACAGAAGATGTACAAGGACGTTCAGACAGACATCGGAATGATGTTGCTTGGTAACGAGGCTTTGTATCAAGAGAACGATCCTGCCGCGCAAATGAAATTACAGTACTCGCAGCAAATTTTGCAGCAGAACCCTAAAGCGCAGCAGGCTTTGCAGAGTGATCCTAACTTCCAGCAGTTGTTCCAGAACTATGTGAAGAGTTTGCAGATGTCGATTATGCAGCAACAAAACGCGCAAATTGGCCGTATTGGTGTTAGTCCAATTCAGCAACAACCTGCTTAATGAATATAACTGAAGATCAGTACAAGGCATTTGGTGGAGAAGAATCTCTTTTATGGAAAGAGATAATTAAGGTTATTCAACAAACTCAAGAACAACTTTGGATGCAGGCGATTAGCTCTGAAGTTAAAGGCGAAGATCGAGTACATGCTTGTGGTCAAGCTGATGGTGTAAACATGATTTATTCGTTACTTATTTCATTAAGAAAAGAAGCCAGGGTATTAAATGGGTTGACTTCTGAAGAAGATTTGGCATAAAGCCACTAACGGGCTTTCCAGCGTTACTGGATTGATTTTAGTTATAAAGGATCTTGGAACCTAAACTCCATGAATGATGAAACTACACAGCCTGATTCTGCGGGTCAGGAGGCAGATAATTCCGTTGCACCAAAACTCGGTTTAGATCACGCAAGCCTAACAAGCCTGCTTGATGGCTTCCTTAACGAGGAGGAGCAGTCTGCTCCCGCTCCAGTGGAGCAACAGGAGACTACTGAAGAAACCGATACCTCTGAAGAGGATGTCGATCATTCTGAAGAAGTCACCGATCAGCCTGAAGCTGATGAAGGATCTTTGAGTAAAGGCGTGCAGAAGCGCATCAACAAGTTGGTTGCTGCGAAGAAAGCCGCTCAAGCTGAATTAGATGCTCAAAAAGCTACTCTTGTTAAATTACAGGCAGAATTGGAATCTGCAAAGAATTCAACGCCAGTAAAGCAACAAGACATTTCACAGTTTGTTGAATCTTTGGATACCGTTCAACGTGTAGAAGAAGAATACAGCAAAGCTTTGGAAGTTCTAATGTGGTGCGAAGATAATATTGATGGTGGAGTAATTCCTTTACCTAACGGTGAAGAGCAAGAGCTTACCTCAAGTGAAGTTCGCGCTATGAAGAAGGTAGCAATGAAGCGCAAGGAAATTGAATTGCCGCAACGTATGCGGTTCTTGCAGCAGGTAGCTGCCGCAGAACCCGAAATTGCACAGAACTTTCCTTGGTGGAACAAGCCAGAAACTGAAGAGTATCAAGTTGCTCAACAGGTTTTGCGTGAGTTTCCAGAACTAAAGAAGCGAAGAGCAGATTGGAAGCATGTTGCTGGATTGGTTGTTTTGGGCGCTAAGGCATATGCCGAAATGCAAACAAAGAAGAAATCCAATGTACCTACTCCAATTAAACGCGCTCCAGTGCAACCAAGCGTTCGTGCGACTCCAGCACCTAGTACTCAATCGGATCTTTTAAAAGCGCGTCAGAACTTCGCTAAGAATACTTCTGACAAAGGCGGATTGACAGATTTGGTCAAAGCAATGGGGCTTGTGTAGCCCTTTCAACTCAATTCATTCTTATGGCTCTTTTAACTGAACCTACGCTCTCTGGTCGCGGTAAACGCGAAGACTTGGCTGACATGATCGCCCTTGTGGACGCTCGCGACACGCCTTTCACCTCTATGGCCCGCAAGGGCAGCAAGCCTGGAAATATGTATTTCCGTTGGCAGGCAGATCAAAACCCACAGCCTGTTGTCGGTGGAACCATTGACGGTACGGATGTTTCCAGCTACAGCAACTACGTTGATGGCTATCGTAAGGAACTCGCTAACTACGCGCAGATCTTCCGCCGCCAGGTGCGTGTTTCCAAACTCGCGCAGGACTTGGCAGATGTTGCTGGCGTGCGTGACTCGCTGTCCGATAACGTGGCGAAAGCCATCATCGGCCTCAAGCGTGACATGGAAGTGACCTTTACCTCCAATCAGCTTGGTCAACAGGACACTGGTGCAGGTGGCGTTCCTTACCTTACGGCTGGCGCACAGGCATGGATCGGTGGAGATAATATTGGCACTGGACTAAATATCGGTTCTGGCTCCAAGACTCCTTCGTTCATCACGCCTTCTGCTTCTATCGTTGGAACTGGTGATGCTGCTTCCACAATCACGGACACTGCCGTGCAGGGTTTGCTGAAGTCCATCTTCGATCAGACTGGTCAGTACAAGTCTTTTGACTGTATTGTCGGAACTGACTTGAAGCGTGCCTTCACGGGCTTGCTGGGCACTACTGCGTTGACCACAACGACTGGTTCCACCGTTACTGGCGCAGGCGCAACGAAGGTGCAGACCTTCCAGCGTGATGCTGCTGCTGATACCTACATCCAGTCCATGGATGTATTCCAGGGTGACTTTGGTACGGTGCGCTTGCATCCTACCACGTTCCTCGGAACGGTCAGCGGAAGCAGCTACACTGCCACTCCGTACAAAGGTCTGGTTCTTGACATGAACCTCATCGAAGTGCGTTATGGTGGTAATGTTGCCCAAGTCACGGCATTGCCTGACTTTGGTGGTGGCCCTGCTCGTTTGATCGAAGCAGTTGCTGGTCTGGTTGTCGGGAACCCATTGGGTCTTGGCAAGTTTGACTACAGCTCTGCTGCTTAGTTCACTTCCGCGACACCTGCGTGCTTCGACCTTGTCGAGTAAAAGTGGTGTGACTGCTGGAGAGACAGCACAATTTTTAATCGCGGGGTAGCTCAATGGTAGATCGGTTGTCTCATAAGCAACATGTCGCAGGTTCGATTCCTGCCCCCGCAACCACTTTTATGGAACTAGACGCTAAACTTGCTGATCAACTGGATAAAGAACTTCGTGTAGGCTGGAACCAAAATAGGGTACAAGCTGAGATTGAGGCTAAACGAATTGGAGAGATCAACAAGCAACGCCACAAGTCCGTTGAAGGACTCGGTCAGCTTAAAGCTAGAATCCCAATGACTGCATTCCATTTTTGGGGACAAAAGCTTGGTTATGGCTGCTGGAACGATCAGGCGTTTATGGATGAGTTTCTTCGTGACAATCCAGAACTTAAAGTCAATAGTGGTGGAACCAAGGAAATCTCTGTTGGCTGGACTTCTGGTAAGTAACGCATGAAAACTGTTCCATTTAGTGATATTTTAGGTCAAGTGTGTCAGTTGATCGGCCTTGATCGTCCTTCACTGAATGACAAGTCTTTTGGTACTATCAGAGACTTTTGCGGTAGGCGCATCAGCTCTATTTGGGACAGGGAAGAATGGCCTGACTCCGAGCGTAGAATTAATACGTTTACTGGAAACCCAATTAAGTCTATCGACTTTATTTCCAGAGTGCTAATTACTGAAAACTCAGACCCAATCATCACCGAAATTACAAATGAGCAGATTGTGACTGATCCGCAAGGTGGCAATTCCATGCTGATACGGTTAAATCTTGATATTGATTTTCAGCGTATTTATTTGATTGATTTTACGGATAATGCATACAAGCGTGATGCAATTGAACAAACGTATGTAAGCTTTAACAATCCTTTTTATATATTAAAGGATGACGGCACAAGAGTTCCTATTACAGACAAGAATTATACGTTTAATTACACCACGCTTGAAGGTGAACGTGGGCCGTTTATAAACACAATTGAGATCTTGTCTCTTGTGCCTGGAACTGTTGAGTATCCCTACACATACAAGGGGCCAAACTCTGACTTTACCACAAAGGTCGTATTTAATTCTAATCTAAACCTTCTTGTTCAGCTTGAGTCTGATGCACTTCAAGGGCTAGAAGCTTTTAGCGGCGATCACAGAAACAGCACACGGTTTAAGAATGAGTCATTCTTGGTTGAGGACTTTAATGACAGGAATGATACTGGATTTGAAGGTGGCATTATTCAGGAAGAATACTCGTACTTGCGGTTTCTTACAAACGGACGCAAGCACATTAAGTACCGCACTACCTGCCCAAGGTTTACTGGAGTTAAGTATGATCCATATCTTCAGTACTCAACTGGGTCTATAGTGTATTACGACACTGGTCAGGCAAGCAGTGCCTACAATCCAACTCAGAAACAATTGCCATCTCGCGGCAACTTTTTCATTGCTAGGCAAACTGTTCCAGTTGCTGGCGCACATGCACCAGCAGAAGACAGTCAATTTTGGAAAATGATTTCTATTCCATATCGTTTTAAGGACTACTTGATCAACGGTATCTCTGCTGATTTTATGCGCTCTGAAGGTCGAGCGGAAGAGGCAAACATGCTTGATGGATCAGCAGAAATGGCTCTACAGCAGCAGATTGATGTGTTGATTAGACAACAAGGCCAAGTGCAACGCATGAACATGGTGTACACTTACTAGTATGGTTACTAAATTCATCAGGAAGCGCAACGTAAACACGAACTTACCGTTCTCTAAGAACTTTGCTCGCATACAAGTTCATGCAAATGGTTCGCAAACCTTTAAGTTTACTAAGCGTGATACTGGCGTAGTACCTCCATCTCAAAATAGTAGAATTTTGAACGAGCAAGGTTTGTTTATCACTGATGAACTAGGAAATAGATTAACCATAAGCTAATTATGTTTGATCAAGTTCCAATTTCAGAGCTAATCAATGCAAATGAATTGGTTGGCAACGAGTTAATACCGCTTGTTCAAGACGGTGTAACAAAAAAGACAACATCAGTACAACTCAAGACAACTGATGCTGGTGATCTTGTAACTGGGACAGTAAATAAAGCCAGGTTGCCCATTGCAACTTCTTCTAATGTTGGCGCTGTAAAGGCCGGTTCTGGGACACTTGTAGATGGTAGTGGATCATTGTCGATACCAATTGCAAATGCCTCTACAAGAGGATCTGTGATCATTGGAGATGGCATTACTGTAAATGGTAGTGGTGTGATTTCTGCCGAACGAGCAACGTGTCCATTTAAAATGACGTTGTTTACAGATGAGCATGGGGCCATTAAAGTAAACATGCAGGCGGGAACTATTGGTAGTCCGCCAGTCCTTCCAAATGGCATGGACCCAACACTTGGTCTTGATAATGATTGGATTGTTGGATGGGTATTGTTTAAATGCTTTTTTGTTACCAATGACGTAACAATTTCTAGCATTGACATTCTATTTGGACAGGAATCATTGCCATCAAATACCACAACAAATTCGTATTATGCTGCTGGTTATTTAGATGAAATTGATGGTGTAAGAACCATTACAAACTCATGTCAACAGCCATATCCAAGTGTATGTGATCTTCAATTTACATGATATGAATCCATGTAGTTGTAAGATAAACTCATTTCAGCTTGAAATAAACGCCAGCGGATCAACTGGAGATGGTGATTCGTTTAGATCTTATCAATTTAATTATTCAACAAATTCTGCGTTAAAACAATTAACTAAACGACAGATTTTATGTGTTAATGCATTTGATATAGCAGCAGATAACTCTACCGAAAATTGTGTAGTTTCTGCATTTACATATAGGGGCAATAAACTTGTGCATCCATTTACGCCTACAGGATTATGCGCAAGGTGTTCTTTGTATGGAAAAATAAAAAACTACACAATGACTGGAACATGCATAGCTGGGCCAATTGGTAACAGAAAAACATATCAATTAAATGAATCTGAATCTGTTTGTTGGTCTAAATTTAAAATAAATCAAAATACAGAAACAAGTCCATATGCAATAAATAATGAAACAGTTCCCAAAAACGGACTTTGGATAAATGGAACAAAAAACTTTTCATTAAATATACCAAATTTAACAACTCAAAAAACAAGTCAATTTTGTAAAGATAATCAATCTAATAGACATGAATTTTATTTAAAATATGGACCTGTTAATGGTCTTATATATAGTTTATATATTGTATTTACATCAATTGAAACTGGATCTGTTGGTATAATGAATGATGGAAATCCAAATTTTCCATTTGGAACCGCAACAATAGCCAATCTTACAATCACATGATACCGCGTTGGCTTATCGACAAAAGGTTTTCTGTGTGCCAGGCATGTCATCAGCAACGCCGTTGCAAGGTATCGCACACAATCATGCAAGAAAACACCACTTGTCCAATTAACGCACATCCATCACTTGAAGATGAAATGCGCTGGGAAAAGGCATGGCCACAGCATATTCAAAGGGTAAGTGGCTGTTGTGATTCCGCTTTACATCCAGCAGAATAGATATAAAGATAACTGAAATTGTAGTCAGGCATTTGCGATGCATCAATCTTCTTAATTTATGGCCGATATTAAAATCTCCGAGTTGCCAGCAGCAACCAGCGTAGGAAATTCAGACATCTTTGTGATGGATCAGAGTGCGACCACAAAGACTGCATCACGCTCTTTAATTGTCGCTGGACTTGCTACTACTGCGCAGGTTGCTGCTATTACACCGGCATCTATCGGCGCTTTAGCGACATCGCAAGCTGGCAGCTTTGCAAGCACACAACAGATTCAAGGCCTTGCCACTACAGCACAAGTAGCGGCTATCACACCTGCAAGTATTGGAGCACTTAGTACGGCTCAAGCAGGAAGTTTTGCGACTACTCAGCAGATCCAAGGATTTGCTACTACTGCTCAAATTGCTGCGATTACTCCTGCTAGCATTGGAGCTGCCAGTACACTTCAGATTCAAGGTCTGGCAACCACCGCGGATGTAGCTGCAATCACTCCAAGTTCTATTGGAGCATTGGCAACATCTCAGGCTGGATCTTTTATTGCGACATCTGCTCTTAGTTATCTCGCAACTACAGCACAAGTTTCTGCCATTACGCCCAACAGCATTGGGGCCATGGCAACGTCTGAGCGCGGATCATACACGACTACAGCCGCTTTTGCAGCACTTACTCCTGCCAGCATTGGTGCAGCTTCTACGCTACAGATTCAGGGATTAGCCACTACACTTGATGTTGCGTCGATCACCCCCGCTTCAATCGGCGCAATTCCTACATCGCAACTTTCTACCTTAGCAAAACTAGACAACAGTGGAATATTGGTAACAAACCAGTTACCTGCGCTTAATGGTGATATTTCGATGTTGGCGGGTTCTGTAACTGCACAGGTTGTAGGACTACAAGGTCATGCAATTTCTTCTGTTACTCCAACTAACGGACAGACACTTCAATGGAATAATTCAGCATGGGTTCCTGGCGCAGTCCCTACGGGTGGATCTGGTGGTGGTGGAGTTACCTTTTATTTAAACTTTGGCACCGCTGCTGATAATCCAATCACCGGTTTGCCAATAACTCCAAATGTTCCTTATGAACTTGGACGCGTTAGTAATATTGCACAAACCACCTACACTTCTGGAGTTCTTTCTGAAGTTAATTACGATTTAGTAGCTGGATTTGTAACTGACGTTCTTGATCCTGATACGATTAGTTTGCCTGCTGGTTTGTGGGATTTTAACATCTGGGCAAGTAGCAACGCTAATAGCGCAAACCAGACCATCATGCAGTTGCGTGTGTACAAGTATGATGGCACTACACCAACGCTTCTTGCTACTTCTGATGATGTTAGTGTTTATGATCCTACTGTAGTTGCACAGTATATCATGTCTGTGGTTGTTCCTCAGACTACACTTGCTCTTAATGATCGTCTTTATATTGAGTTGCGTGCAAAAGCTACGACAAACAATCGTACAATCACGTTCAAATTTGGTGATGGGACTCCTGCACACGTCCACACAACTCTGCCATCTGTGGGTGGCTCAGGAAGCGTATTTGTAGTCAATGGGGTATTCCAGTCTCCAGCTCGATTGATTGTTGACACTGACATCGCCACCAATGCAGCAATCGCACTCGATAAAATTAACGGTGCTGCCAGTGTGGCAAGTGTTGATGTAGTAAGTTCTGCAATTCACGCTTTGACACCGGCATCCATTGGTGCTGCATCTACCTTGCAGATTCAAGGGTTTGCAACAACTTCTCAGGTTGCAGCAATTACGCCTGATTCCATTGGCGCTATTGCTACAACTGCACTGAGTTACTTGGCAACCACTGCACAAGTAGCGGCAATTACGCCAAGCAGTATTGGCGCGGCTAGCACGTTGCAAATTCAGGGACTAGCTACCACAACTCAAGTTGCAGCAATTACCCCAGCATCTATTGGTGCACTTGCTACTTCGCAGGCTGGTAGCTTTATCGCTACAACTGCACTTAGCTACCTTGCAACAACTTCTCAGGTTGCAGCTATCACTCCAAACAGTATTGGAGCAATGGCCACCAGTGAACGCTCTTCGTACATTAGCACTGCTCAGATTGGTGCTTACGCCACGACAGCGCAGATTCCTGCACTTCCAGTTGCAATTATCAATGGTGGAACTGGATCTACCACAGCCGCGGCAGCTTTAACTGCCCTTGGAGCAGCACCCATTACGCCAGGAACTTCTACACAAGCTGATGGTGTAGTCCTTGCTTTGGGTGATGCAAATTCAACCGTCACCATAACCAGTGCTTCTCCGGCAACTGTTACTGTGCCGCTTGATTCTTCTGTGCCATTCCCAGTTGGAACACAGATTATTGTGCGTCAACAGGGTCTTGGGCAAATCACGTTTGTTCCTGCTAGTGGCGTGACTTTTGAGGCTAATGCAGCAGCATATACGACCAGTAATCGGTTTGCGATGGTTTCGCTAATCAAAACTGGAACCGATACATGGGCACTTGGTGGTGATTTAACGCCAAGTGCATTGACTGTGGCGCAGGGCGGAACAGGCGCAAATAACGCTCAAGATGCGCTTTATAATCTTGGCAGTCCATTTCACTATGTGACACTTCGCTCCAGTGCTGCACAGACTCCTCTTTCTCTTGCTGGGCCATATACAGCAACATGGTCAACTGCATCAACAACTGTAACGCTTGCAACCGGCGACACGACATTGCTGGCGCAAGGCATGACATTTTCTACTACAGGACTGACAAATTGTGTAATAATATCAATCACTAATTCCACGCAATTTGTTGTTTCTCAAGTACCAAGCACTACGCAAGCATCTGCTGCTTCAATTACAATTCACACAACTACACCAACTACATTTACTTATCCGGCTGGAGTACAAGCTCCATTAGATGGTTATCAAGTTGTTGTTGGAGACATTGTTGCATTTACATCCCAAACTCCAACTGCAACTAACGGCCCATGGGTCTGTACAGTAGCTGGTGCCGTTGGTGTGTCGCAAGTGATGACCAGGCCATCATGGTTCACCGGAACATCGCCTTCAATTTTAATTTCATCATTAAAAGGCACGACCGCACAAGGATCTATCGCTTCAATTACTTCTGGAACTGCTGGCAACACTGATATTGCAGTTGGATTGCAGTCGCTTGGCGCGCACAACATTTACCAACGCGGCACAGTACCTACGCTTACGAGCAATACATTTACCGGCAAACAAACTTTTGCAGTTAATTCAACTGGAACAGCCACAGCAGGATTTAATGTAAACTCTTCACAGCCATTGATGACAGCGCCTACCGCTGGAAGCATTGAATGGGATGGAAAGTTGGAATATGTCAGTGAATCTGCAACATTTACCGCAACGATTTCTGGCACAACAATGACTGTAACAGGTACACCTGTGGGTATTTTGCGCATTGGAATGTATATTTCAGGCACTGGAGTTACTGCCGCTCAAATTACTGCACTTGGCACTGGCGTTGGAGGAACTGGCACTTATACGATTTCGGTTTCACAAACTGTTGGCAGTGCAACAACAATCACTGGTGCGCTACGTAAGGTTAATATATCCGCGATCCAGCCATTGACTACTGCTGCAACTCATGCGTTGACTACCACTTCGTTGGGTGCATTAGGACAAACCATGATTGATAGCACTGGGATCTATTACTGCATTGCGCCCAATAGCTGGAGAAAAGCAGCATTTACCTTGTTCTAATATGCTTGTAACTGGAGCAAATTTAAAACGGCAAGCAATTGCTGCTGTAACTGATCCTTATTTTTCCAATGTCAAATTGCTATTGCACTTTGATGGCGGAAATGGATCTACTTACTTTCAAGACTTATCTCCTATTCCATTAACGGGCACAGTTAACGCTGGGCCAACAATTACATCTACAAATCCAAAATTTGGAAATGGATGTGGTAATTTTATTGGAAGTGGATATGTAAGTTTTCTTGATACAGCCAGGTTTGCTCCAGCTTATAATGAAGATTTTACCATTGAGGCATGGTTTAAAACTTCAGCAACAATATCGTATCAAAACATTTCATCAAATTACGAGCAAACAGTTGGTCGTTTGGGGTGGATGTTTAGGATGAGCGTTGATGGAACTAAGCTGCAATTTACAAGCTCGACATATGGAGGATCTGATGTTGATGTTATTTCAACGACATCGTGCAATGATGGAAACTGGCACTTTGCACAAGTTGTTCGCGAATCTGGAACATTAAAGCTTAGACTTGATGGAGTTGAAGAAAGTACTGTTTATTTTCCAGATGCATACACGGCATTTACTGATTTAAAAATTGGCTATCAGGGATCTACACAGGGCAATCAATGGAGTGGTCAAATTGATGATTTCCGTTTTACTCGCGGAATAGCGCGTCCAAATGTTGTGCCAACTGCTGCGTTTCCTAACAATTCATCTGGTTGGTTAAGTGATTTATCTGCAAATAATCGCACCATCTCTTCTATTGGAAGTGTAACTCAAGTTGATTTAGGAAATAATGTAAGGGTTGCTGCGTTTGATGGCAGTACCGGTTATTTATCCACAACAGCAACAAATGGTGGATTTGATTTAAGTTCTGGAAACTCAACAATAGAGTTTTTCTTTAAGCCAACTGATACTTCTTATAAAAATATTTTATATTCCTTAAATTCAATTGCAGTCCATATGTTTACGGATGGTAAATTGTGGATTAACAATGGAGTTGCTGAAGATGCAAAAATTACGGTGTCATTAAATGTGTGGCAACATATTGCAATTGTTTTTTCTAGTGGATCAAAACTTGTATATGTAAATGGAACTCTTGTATCTACAACATTACAATTTTTTAATGCAGCAACTACTTTAAATATAGGCTATAATCAAAGTGTTCCAAATTTTTGGAATAGCACATTAGCAGGATTGCGGATTGTAAAAGGCACAGCAGTTTATACATCTAATTTTGCTGCTCCAACAAGTCTCCCCAAAGCGATCAGCGGCACGCAACTGTTGTTGAATTTTGGCGCAACTGCACCACCAGCAATTTAATTTATGGACTGGTTAAACAAAATCATACCAACCATAGGAAACCTTCTTGGTGGGCCGCTAGGGGGCGCTGCCGCCTCAGCAGCTGCAGATGCACTTGGTCTATCTGATAAGACTAAAGCGGCTGTAGAACGCGCTATTGGTGGAGGATTAACGCCAGAACAAATGGCTAGTCTTCAAGCCGCTGATATTGCGTTTAAACAACGTCTCGCAGATCTTGGTATCGAGTCTGAAAAGTTAGCAGTACAAGATCGAGCAGACGCCAGGGCAATGCAAACTGCTACCAACTCGCGAGTGCCGGCAATATTGGGGTTTACATTGGTTGGCACGTTCCTGACAATCATTTGCATGTTGCTTACTGGTGACATGAAGTTATGGGACAACCAGACATTGACGATGTTGCTCGGCCAACTGACTGGAGCAGTAACAGCAGTGATAGCATTTTACTATGGCGCAAGCCATCAACAACCTTCAAAATGAGCTTAAAAGAATACGGAGTTGATGCATCTTTAGCTATTGCCGGTTTGTTTGGTGCGTTGCTTACGACTTCTGCTAGGCACGAAAAGCAGACCATCTGGCAGTCTGCTGTTTCAATTATTGGTGGTGCAGCATCGGCAAACTATCTAACTCCACTTGTTTTAAAGTGGATCAATGTCAGCAACGAAACACAATATAGTTATGCCACTGCATTTTTACTCGGTTTCGCAGGATTACGAGTTGTTGAACGAATCGTCAATAAATATGTGGACGCCGAACATCTTACTAAACGCGGTCGCTAATGCCTGCACAGCCTGTGCAGTGTATTATCTGCTATGGCGCATCTGGCTAGACAAGGGAAGTGGCGTTCACGATTCTCCTTTATTGTGTTTTATTCGCAAGGCTGGACTTTGCATAACTATCTGTGCAGCAATTGGAAACATAATTACAGCCTATGATCCAACTCTAACTGAAACTCTTATGAGTTTTGCTGTTGCATGTAATTTTATTTCTGTTGCACTACTTTTTCCGAAACCAAAACCTTTCCATGAATCTAAACAGCAAAGGAATACAGTTCATAATCGACCAAGAAACAGGCGGACAAAGCGAGTACAACAAGCATCCTGAATGGCCTGGAGAGGCAAGCGGGATCACCGTAGGCGTGGGGTATGACTGCGGATATAATCAAGCAAGCGAGATCAGCCGCGATTGGAGTGGTCATGTAGATAGAATTGATTTAGCCAGACTAGTTGCTGTATCTGGACTTAAAGGTGAAGAAGCGCACGCTAAATTGCCATTGATTAAGGATATGGTTATTCCGTGGAGCGCAGCATTGGAAGTGTTTAGAGATGTGACCATTCCAAAGTTTTATGCACAAATGCTTAAGATTTATCCTCAAGCTGATTCGCTTGAACCAGAGCAAACTGCTGCATTATTGTCTTTAGTGTTTAATCGTGGCAGTTCTTTGAATGGGCCACGAAGGCAAGAGATGCTGGATATTCAAAAAGCACTAGCAAGCGATGACCTTGATAAGATTCCCGATTTGTTTCGTGGAATGAAACGACTATGGCCCGATACCCGTGGCTTGCGTGATAGGCGTGATCGTGAAGCAGATTTATTTACAACTGCATGAACATAACTCGCAAATGGAAGAGATTCCTAGCGGTTGGTTGCTCTCACGGGCACATGGCAGATCAAGCGTTATTGCGCCAAGTATTGACGTTTAAAGAACGGTTTAAACCACAGCTTACTATTCATCTTGGTGATGCTATTGACTTGGCATGCCTTCGCACTGGAGCTGCTGGTAGCGCAGATGAAGCTGCTGATCCAGAAGGTGACCTTAACGATGGGTTAGCGTTTTTATCTCAACTTCGCCCACAGGTTTATTTACTCGGCAACCATGAGGCTCGACTCCGACATTTGATGGAGTCGCCTAAAGCCATCGTTTCTGCCTTAGCATGTAGAGTATATCAACAAATTCAAGATCGTGCGCGAGAAATTAAATGCAAAGTGATAGATTACAATTTTCAGGACGGATGGTATTCATTTGGAGATACGCTCGCAGGTCATGGCTATATGGTCAACGAAATGGCCGTAAGAGATCATGCAGAAGCTATTTGTAGCAATCAGCACAATAAGGTACTAATCGCACATTTACACAGGGTAAGTCAGGCCGAGGGACGTAACCGAGCGCATCCAACGGGCTACTGCACAGGTTGGCTCGGTGATCCCAAGCAGGCAGGCTATGCAGCAAACCGCCGAGCAACATCGTCCTGGAGCAGAGGTTTTGCTTGGGGGGAATATTGCGATAACGAAACTCAAATATGGCTAGCAAAAGAAACAAAGAGCGGGACATTCCGCCTTCCAGTATAAGCTGGTTGCAACAATTGGTTGATGAAGTTAATGTTCCATTTCCTCCAGAAGGGAAAGGATGGTATACAATGAGTGAAATTTGCGAACAAACTGAACGTGATCACCAAACAATTCGTAAGATTCTCAAAGACAAAAATGCTGAATCTCGCAAATTCAAATTTGCTAGAACTGATGGGAAAATTATAGTGACAACTTATTATCGCATACCGCAGGGCTAGATAGTTTGGTTGATTTGTTTTAGTTTATGTATATATTCTCGAAAGATCTTGTTTTATGAAAAAATTGATGCTTGCGCTTGGTTCACTTGGAGCTGTTTCTTCTAAGAATTATTGCCCAGATTGTGGCAGTCCAATTGGCTCAAATGGCTGTTGTTCTGATTGCGGTTACGGAGAAGAGGATGACATGGAGTCAGAACACGAAAGCATGGAAACTCAAACTATGCTTGATCTGCGTGACACTCTTCAATCTGCCATCAAATTGATTGACCGTATGATTGTTGATAATGCTGCTGAGGATAGTGAACAACAGCAAGAACCAGCAATGACCACCACTTGGGTGCGTCAAGGGCCGCGTTCGATGAAATCTTAGTATGCCTAAGCCTGAAGCTGCAACGAATGTCTTACAAGAAGTTGATAACAACTTCATTGGATTTAACAGTCGTCTCGACCCGTCAAATCTACAGCCAGGATATGCACAGGCTTCTAGGAATGTAAGGTTGCAACGAGGCACAGCGCAGCCTCGTAAGGGCACAAAGCGGCTCACAGATGACACTTTGTTGTCTGAGATCATGGTTGGATCTGGTGTATTTGTGGATAAAAATGGAGATGATAATATCGTCTTAATTTTTAAAGACTTCCTTTATTTTTACAACACTTCCACGGCAGCAACGGCAGAGTACTTCTTTCCTGCTGGTCGTATTATTGAGGTTGATGATGTTGCAGAGGTGACTCAAGCACTTGGTCGTCTTTACGTTTGGAGAGGAGAGGAAACAAATCCTCGGATTGGCACTGGAATCACCTCGGAAACTGCTGGATTAAGCTTAGACATTCCAGAGGTTCAAGTTGGTGAAACTAAGACAATCACCGCAACAACAGTTAATGGAAATGTCTTAACTGGGTATGCCAATGGTAATGAGGTAACCATTTTTAACATCAACACAACTGGCGCAAAATCTGTTAATAATAGTTATATTATTGGATCAGCAAGTTCTAGCGGATTTACTTTTAGCTTCAAGAATACAACCAGCGCAACTATACCTGCTCAAACTGTAAATTCTTGTTGCGTTAAGGTAAAGCCACCGTTGATTTGGGACTCTGAGACAAACCTAGTCACGCTAGCAAAGCAGTCTTCCATACTCGGAAACAGTCAAACTACTGAAGGTGTAGACGATGCTGGTACTGGATCTGTACCTCCCGCTGACTTTGGTTTCTATTTTCAGAATCGACTTGTTTGCAAGGTATCAAGAACAGAGATTGTAGTTAGCGATATATTATCTGACGTATTTGATTTTACGTTAAATAACTTTATTATCAATCAAGGTGGTAACGACACTATTGTTGGCGTACTGCCTTGGATCGAAAACCAGTTTGTGGTTTTCATGCAGAAGTCTATTTACGTTGCATACCTTGATCCACGTTTTGATCCTACTGCTCCAGACCAAAGCCAAGTGACCGTGGTCACTACTCAAGTGGGTTGCTTGTCTAGGAAAAGCATTGCAAGTGCTGGACAGTTCATATTCTTCATGTCTGGCAAGGGAGTAAACATGCTTACTCCAGCTCTTGACCTTAAACTGGTTGGCAACACGCTTCCGCTTAGTGAGCCAATTGATGACTTCTTTGATTCTGTAAACTTCAATGCTGCTGGTAAGACCGTGTCGAGTTACTACGACAACAGATTTTTTATGGCACTTCCAATCAATGGAAGCGCACGACCAAATGCGATTATCGTGTACAACACGTTAAATCAAGCATGGGAGACGATAGATACCTACCCAGATGGGCTGTACATTGACAACTATGCCGTGTGTCAGTATCAGCAAAAAAGACGGCTGTTCATACTGACTAGGTTCACGGGGACATCCTCGTATGGTGGCATCTTTTTAACAGAAGAATCGGAAAGTGGTGACGAATTTTCGCCATTGTTTGGCAATCCTGTGCTTGATTTTGTATTACCAGCAACGCTGACTCCAGACACACTTCAAACAATCCCGATTGACGCAAGGATACGGTCTAGGCAGTACACCTTTGACAACGTCAATGAAAAGCGGTTTTCCCGTGCTGAATACCAGTTTAACAACATAGCTGGTGACTTCATCAAAATCCTAATAAGAACACATGATCCTGACATTGCTGACTTTATTATGGAATACGAGTTTACTGGATCAACTACCGCAGATTCAACATTGCGTCCAAGAATCGGCCTTAGAGGCGCGTGCATGGATTCTGAAGTACAATTCATCACAGGAAGACCAGCATTGAAAACTGCTGTGATCTATGCCATCGTTGCTAACAGAAACATGATTTCCGAGGAATAATATGTCGCAGATACAAAAAGGAGTTACCTTCTCTACTGGAATGGTCGTCACGGGCGACAATTTAAACGCTCATGTCGATGGTGCTATCCTTTTGTCTGGAGCAATCACAGATCAAGCATCTGGACTGGCAAGTGGAAGTGATCTTCTTTTGGTATCTAAAAACAATTCACTAAAGAAGGTAACCGTACAGAGTGTCATTGATATTCAGCCTGTTCGTGCATTTGTTTACTTTGAGTATAATTACAATGGAAATTCTATTATAATTAGAAATCAAAATAATGTAAGTGCGGTTAATTTAGTAACTGCTGGATCTGGTGGTGCTATTTTTACAGTAAATTTCTTGCAACCTTTTTCCAATATTTACTACAACATGAACGGCATATCTTCAGTTCAAAAAGACACTGTTGCTGTTCCAGTTTCGTTTGGAAAACCTACCGCATATCCATGGAGTGATGCTGTTGATTCCTCAAGACTTCAGGTAACATTTGGACAACCACTTGAAACAACTGGGCAGACTATCATCGTGATGGCTAACTTTATCGGAAACTAAATTATGAGCTGGCTATCTAGTATTTTTAACCCACCGCAGCAATCTGCTCCTGCTGCTCCCGCCGCTCCACAGTACGGAGAGTCGATGCGTAATGTGCTACAGGCACAGATCGACCTTGCTCCTCAATTGTACCAAAAGGAGGCCGAGTATCAGCCCAAATATCAAGATCTTCAGAACCAAATACAGGCGCAGCAGGCTAAGTCGCAACTTGCAACGTATCAGCAGTTGCAGCCTGGAATGTCTGATCTTGAAAATGCGTACACCAGACAAACGCAAGCAAACCAGCTTCAAGGGTTACAGGAACGTGCGCCCACCTACATACAAGCTTTTCAGAGGGCTCAAGGGACTTATGGCATCAACAAGTCCTTGCAGGATTATGCCGAAAACAATCTTGCAAAGCAGATGCAGAATGATTTTCAACTTACTCCAGAACAGCGAAGATCTATCGATCAAGCTAGTTTGTCTGGATACGCTGGGCGCGGAACTGCACTTGGACAACAGGCTAATCTTTCCAGTGTCTTAAACCGCTATCAATTTCAGCAGCAACGTCAAGCGCAAGGCTTGCAGCAGATGAGCGGAATTGCATCACATCTCGGCGGACAATCTGGCGCTGCACTAACCTCGTTCTACCAGCAGCCCATGTATGCCCAAAACTTTGCTGGCAATACGGCACAGACCTCACTAATGGCTCAACAGCAGGCTGGGCCACAGTACTTCAACCCAGAGTCTCAGACAGGCATGGGATCGATCTATGGTGCGTACAACGCTCAAATGGGCTATGCTGGCGCACAGCAGCAGGCAGCAGCAGCACAGAATGCAGGGCGTAGCAGTATGTTTGGCTCGATTATTGGTGGAGGACTTGGCGCAATAAAGTTTTGCTGGGTAGCTCGCGAGGTTTATGGCGAAGAAAACCCAGCTTGGTTGTTATTCCGTGACTGGATGTTAAATGATGCTCCTAAATGGCTACTTGCTATGTATATTGCATTTGGAGAACAGTTTGCTAAGTTTATTAGCAACAAGCCTCGCTTAAAAGCTATAATCCGTAAATGGATGGACTCTAAAATTGCTGCTTAATTATGAAACCAGAACAAATGTTTGCAGGACAAGCACCAGCAGCAATGGCTCAGATGGGTGCTGGTTGGCCTCAAGTTGGAGCGAGCATTGCCAACAGTACGCTTGCTGGCTATGAGGGCATGGCTAAAGGCATTGGAGCGGGTATCGCCAGTGTTGCAGATGCTTACGCCAAGCATAAAGAGATGCAGCAGACCAACAAGGCTTACGAGAACTTGGTCAAGAATCCTGTCGCTCAAAAAGCTCTTGGCTTAAATGCCGACACTGCTCAACAGTTTTTGATGCAAGCCGACAATCTTGGAACAAAAGAAAAGCACAATTTGTTTTCCACGTTTATTCCAATGACGTTGCAACAAAACGCACTTCAACAAAAGACTGATACTGAAAAGCAACTTGCATCAGATCGTATTGCAGCAGAAAACTGGAGGGCACTAGAGGCAGAACGAGCAGCATCTGAGCGCACTAAAATGCAAATTGAAGGTCAGCAAGCCATGCCTTGGATACAAGGTTCAGCGGCAGTATTGCAGCAAGGTAATTTGGGTGGAATGTATCCCAACAAAAATGCTGGATATGGTGGCGGTGTAGTTCAACCTATGATTGGAAGTCAACCTGGAGCAATGCAAATACAGGGATTTACTCCAAGCAGATTTTCTCAAACTCATGGATTCTAATTTTACACTTCCAGATTCGTATACGAATGTTTTGAAGTATGCGCCAGAGTCAGTGCGGCCCATGGCTCAAGCTGCACTTGAGATGAAGGCACAACAGCAACAAGTTGTTCAACAACAGCTATTGGATCAAAAGCAGGCACTTCAATCTCAGTATCAATCTAATGTTGATTCGTTAAACAAAGAAATTCAATCAACTCCAGAAGATTTAAAAAAATATCCTGCTGTTCAGCACGACATAAATCGCGAAAAGGCAATGCTTGATTATGGACTTAACAGCAGATTGCTTGAGTTAAGTTCATACGGCATGGAGCAAAATGCTGCACAGTCGTATATTAAAAATGAATCAAAATTGTTAGATAATCAATTTGCTGGAAAATTAAAACCATTTGAAGAAACTCCACAATATAAAATTGCTACTGAAAACTGGGATGTTCTTAAAAAGAAACAGCCAAATCTTGATATTGCAAAAGAGCAACTTCAAACGGCTCAAAATATTTATGATCAAGCCATGCAGTTTAAAGCTAATGGCGATTTAGCTGGATTTGAAAAAAAGTCCAAAGAAGCAACTGATTTTATGAAGACCAATTTCATAAAGACGCTAAACAGCATTGTGTCAAATGACGCAATTCAGTTGAGTGAAATGATTACTCGGTATCCAGATCTTTTAACTGGTACTCAATACGCACAATTGACAAATTCCAGCACTTTTAATCCAAGAGTATGGGTTAATAGATTGTTTGAAAAAGGAAATGAAGTTGATAAAGATCAAACAATTAAACAGATTTTTAACAACATTCAAAATGCAGATCCAGGTAAGTTTCTTGTTAATGCAACTCAAGGCGTAAACTCAGTACTTAACGCGCATAACAAGGAAGTTGAAAATCAAGTGTATCGCACAAGTAGTCCAGGGGTTGGCAAGCGTCTTGGTGCTGTTCCTTATGATTTGTTTGATGAAATCAAG